TATAAAAAGGACCAAGAAACTATCAAAGACAGAGACGCTTTGATTCTGGAATTGAAGGGGGCGTTGGAGTTCGTCAGGGCATTGAACACAGAAGTGAGGCCCGAGAACAGAGACTATGAAGAAACTACGAAGATGTTAAGACTACGAGCACAAAATGCCCTAGGATCTAAGGCAATGAAGAAATGGGAGGGGAGAGATGGATAAATCCTACAAAGAGTTTTGGTTAGCCTGGGATAAGAAGGCAAAGAAAATAAAGTATGAAGTCTTTGAGGAAAAAGACTATGGGCGGTTTAGTGATAAGTATAATGCACTAGCTCTAGTAATAGAAACTAGGGCCTTGGATGTTCTTAAGAGTAAGCATTGGGACCAGGTGCTTGAGTTGGAACGGCAGATAAGAGTACTAGAATCTAAGATCAAAGAGTTAGAAAGTGAACAAGGTTAAGCAAGCCTTGAAGGATTACGAGAGAGGCAGAATAACAAAGAAAGAATTTGATAAGATATTTAGATTTCAACAATGGATTAGGAGGCTGCGTGGGCGAACTCGAAAAGATTCTCAAAGGACAAGATAAGAGGATAAGAGCCTTTTACGAAGAAAATAATTATGAGAAGCCCTCTTCGAGTAGAAGCTTGTCGGGTATAATAAATGAGAAACGCCTTGTTTTAGAAATTCTTTATGCAAAGAAAGAAAAAGAGCTTTTAGAAATGGAAAGGAAATACTTGATGGAAAAGGCAAAAAATGAACAAGGCTAGGCTTTTTGTCCTTATGTGTATGGCTTATGGGGTGCTGATATGGATTTTGTAGAGGTTCTAGATGCAAGGTTTGATGATATCCAAGCGAGGCTTGATTCTACCACCATTGAACTAAACGAACGGGACATTCTTTTTGCAGTGGCCCTTGAAATCCAAGAGGTGAAGGCCGAGTATTTAAAATATAGTGAAAAGAAACAAAAAAAGATCCACGTCTATGATGTGGGAAAGGATTTTTAATGGAGGTGATAAGTGATTAAAGGTTATGAAAAACAAGCGGCTCAACGAGGAGATGCTAGGAGAATTATTAAAATTCTTGAAGAACATAGAGATGCGGACAGCATTGTTCTGCCCGATGGCAATGAGGTGGAAGTTTCGCCAAGTTATAAACTTCTTTTCAAATATATTGAAGAACTCCAAGAATATAAGAATGAAGTTTCTTCGTTGGCTGACAGGATAGATGACAACGTTAACAAAATTGACCGGCGTATAGTAAAAATTAGAACCCAATTAAGAGATGATTTTGTAAAATTTTATCATAAGGAGAAATAAAATGAATATATGGGAAGCAATGCAAGGGAGTACTCACTTCAGGCATGATGATTTCTACGATGGCAGGTGGCTTAATTTCAAACACTCTGAAAACTTGTTACTTCGCTGGAAGTTTTTAGGCAGTGATAAGTGGGATTCAAAGATTGATTCAGTGGTGAGCCCCAAGACTGAAACCAAGGAAGAGACTGCAAAGATTTTAAAAGAGGAAGAGGCTTCAAAGCTAGTGGCTCAAACGAATAAAAAAGCTGGGGTTGAGATTACTAAAGAGTATGTAGAAGCTGTTAATAAAATGCAGGATGAGCCAGTGGGCCCCACTGCGGTGAAGGTTGAATGAACAAAGAAATCAAAGCAGAGCTTGAAGAGAAGTTAGAAGGTAGTTTTACAGGGGCATACAGGTCAATTTATATACAAGGAGCCCATAACCTCTCTGATATATTGGTTGGGGAGCTTGAATGTTGCCTAGAAGATTATGAGCAAATAATCAAACAACTTAAAGGGGAACAAGATCTTGCCTCGATGTGTGTTGCGCGCGGTGGGAAAGAACAATGCCTAAAGTTCCTCGCCCTCTTAAAGCCTGAGGAAGACAAATGACAGACTATAGCTACGACGACATTCATGACAAGGTAGAAAAGGTTCTAAGTGATCTAATGACTGAGCCTAACCCAGAGGGGAATCGTGATGTAGTTGAACTCTTAGCAATGATTGCAATTACTCTTAAAGACATTCAAGTGAATCAATCAGGGGTTTACCATCATATGGTTGAAAGCCTTAAGGTCCTTAAGGGAATCCATTACAAACTACCTGAATAAAAAAAGCCCATAAACGGGGTAGGTTTATGGACTCTACATCTAGTGAAAAATTCGGAGTCCAACACTAGAGGCTCTTAAAAAAGAACATTATCTGTCTGCAACATACCTAGACAAGCTTGTACCTGGCAAGCATATACTTAATCTCTCTTAAAAAAATGCACAGCATATAAAGGACATCTTGTGGGGGGCATAGTGACATCTAGTGGGAACGGCAAAGATAAGTCTTTAGCCTTAAAAGATGTAACACCTAACACCCATAACTATCACAAAGAAGCAGTCCTTCAAAAATGTCACTTCTTAAAAGAAATTCACAAAAACGGTATTGATTCATCAGATAAAAAATTCAACGCCTGGCTGTCTATCGTTATACATTTCGAGGAGCCTTGGATCTATATTCACGAGATCATGACCAAGCACGGGACCTACAACAAATTCAAAACTGATGAGATTATTCAAGGGGCATTAGAAGTTAGCCCTGCGCCCTATACGGTCAAACAAATTGAAGCCCTTGGCTTTGACTGCGGGCCAAATTGCACGGGCAACTCTTTAGTGACTCCCCTTACTTTAAAGAATGATCTTACCATTGCTACTTTAAATTCAGGGTTTAGGCAGGTCAGACTCATAGATGGTACATTGGCCTATGGCAAGCCTGAGTATGGGGATTTAGCAGCCCATGCCGACCAAGATTTTGGATATTTTACGGTTGAAGATAACGCTGCTACTTATAAGTACCTACCTAAGAAAAATCATTGGGCCTTGTGGCACAATACAGGTATTTCAGGGTTTATAGAAGATAATCTCTACCCGAAGCCTACCAATATGCATGTTAAAGAATTTACAGGGAAAATAAAAAGAACTAATATAAGGTTTTTAGATGAAATTGAGGACAAGGTTGCAGGATATCTAAATGTCAAAAACGGGGTCTTAGATATTAAAACTGGCGAGGTCTTCCCTCACTCAAAAGAGTGGGCCTTTATGTATAGGCTCGATTATGACTACGATAAAGATGCCAAGGCCCCCATGTTTGAGAAATTTTTGAAGGAAATAACTCTAGACCGCCAAGAGCTAATAGATATTTTACTAGAATTTGTGGCCTATGGGCTTTCAAATGATAGGCTTTGGGTGCATAAAGCTTTGTTTTTATATGGAGAATCAGGGGCAAATGGGAAATCTACATTTCTTAAAATAATCCAAGCTCTTATTGGAGATGATAACTATTCATCTGTCTCTATTTCAGACCTTGGAGATCCCCAACAAGTAGCCCTTCTTCAAGGGAAATTGTTTAATATCAAGGCTGAGAGTGGGAAAGCTTTATATGATTGTGAAGAGTTTAAAGAGGTGACAAGTGGTGAGTCTCTTAACGCTAAGGTTGTTTACCAAAAGCCTTATAAAATAAAGCCAAGGGCTAAGTTCATGGTAGCATGTAACTCACTACCTAAAAGCTGTGATACATCAGGAGGATTCTTCAGGAGAATTTTAATTATTCCCTTTGATGCCTATTTTGGGGAGAGTAACGCTAGCACTATAGCTGAGCTTGATAAAATTATTATTGAAAAGGAAGCCTCTGGGATCATAAACCTTTTAGTGGAAGCTTATAAAAGGCTTCATAAACAAGGCGGGTTTACCAAGTCAGAGATTTCAGTGAAGCTTGTCAAAGAATACCAGACTGATAACATGCCAGAACTTGATTTTTTTGAGGACACTTATGAATTTAAAGATATTGATAACAAAGCCTTTAAGATTGCTTATTCATCTATATATACGAGCTACACCCTGTGGTGTACGTCAAACGGCATCGCCCCAAGGAAAGTCATGGCAAAAAGGCCCCTATTTAAGATGTTAGAAAGTAAAATTGATGGGTTAAGAATTAGGAAAGGGCGCTGGTTTGGCTCGCAGGGCTACCTAGGATTACTGGACACTACAATAGATATAGACTATGGGATGAGATAATTGTGGATTATACACTTTGGGAACATCAGGTAAAAACAATTTCTAGAGCCAAAGAGCTTGGGAACCTGGCTTTGTTACAGGACCCAGGGGTAGGGAAAACTCTTTCTACTATAAAGATCTGCGAAGACTTGTGGGCAGACGGGATTAAAAAGACTTTAATCTTCACTCCCGTTGCAGTGCTTGACGGTTGGAAGAAGGAATTTCTTAAATTCTCTGACATTGATTCTTCCCTGATCCATGTAATCAAAGGCACATCTGAAAAACGCTTAAAGATTTTAAATGAAAACCTCTTTGATGAGTGCGTGTTTATAATAAACTATGAGGCTGTGCAAAATAAGCTCATTATGGCAGCTTTGACAAGGTTTAAACCCCACATCCTTATTTGTGATGAGTCTCATAGGTGCAAAAACCCATCTTCAACAAGGGCAAAGCAGGTGGTAAAGCTTGCAGATTGCGCGCCTCACAGGTTTATCCTCACTGGCACCCCTATTTTGTCATCATCAATGGACTTATTCATGCAATTTAGAATCCTTGATAAGGGGGTAGTTTTTGGGAAAAACTTTTTTGCCTTTAGGCACAGATATTTTGAAGATAAAAACGCTGCCTGGGCAAGTAGTCATAAACACTTCCCTGAGTGGGTGCCTAGAAAGGGTGTGGTGGAAGAATTTAACCAAAAGGTTGATGCTCTATCAGTAAAAGCTAAAAAAGAAGAGTGCCTAGACTTACCTCCATTTGTGGAAAAACTTGTGGAAGTAGAAATGACTGCCCCTCAGAGGAAGGCTTACGAATCCATGCGTGATGAATGTATAGCCTATATTGATTCTGGGAAAGCAGATGGGAAACCATTAGTCACAGTGGCTGAGTTCGCTCTTCACAGGGCTCTGAGGATGCAGCAAATCGTTTGTGGCTTTGCAAAAACTGACGACGGTGGGATTACGCGTTTTAAGAAAAACCCTCGTTTAGAGGCCTTGAGAGACCTTGTTCAAGACATAAGTCCTTATGAAAAAATCATCATATGGACCTCGTTTGTGGCAAACCAGGACGATATCGTTGAGATGCTTGATTCGCTTAAAATCAGGTACGCAACACTTTTTGGAAGGACAAAGGACAAGCAACAAGAGATCAATAACTTCCAAAACCTAAGCATTGTGCGAGTCATGGTTGCTAACCAATCAGCCGGTGGTGTGGGGGTGAACCTGCAAGCCGCGAGTACAGCTATCTACTACTCGAAAAGCTTTTCTCTTGAGCATGACATTCAGAGTGTAGCAAGGTGTTACAGAGGGGGTAGTGAGATCCATGACAAAATCACGCGTATTGATTTGATAACACCTGACACAATTGATGGGCTAATCACTGAGGCATTGAAAAGAAAAGAGGATATAGGCCGCCAAATACTTGAATATACTGGAGGATTTTAGTGTAAGATTTTCCTTTACTTTTAGTGTCCTTTAACCGATACTATTATAAGACAAACAAAGGAGTTAAACGTGAAACAAGAAGCGATAAAAGAACAGGTTAAGAAACAAGTAAAGCTTTCCTCAAATGATCTTTATTTAAAGACCTACCTTGAGATTGAAGCCAAGTATAAAGAGTACAGCAAACAGCTAAAAGAGCTTAAAGAAAACCTTAAGCATGAGGGGTCTTACTCAACTCAGAACTACATAGTTTTAGTTACAGAAGGGACTCGCAAGGTGTCACCCAAACTTGAGAAATTAGTTGAAAAGTACGGACCTTCAGTCAATGATCTGTGTACGCAAACAAAAACAGTTACAGTAAAAGTACAGAAGAAGGGGTAGCGTTTACATGAAAAACAAGCGTAGACCAATTTACATTGAGTGGAAGGATGCCACTACAAAGAGCGGCTGGCACCAAAATGGAGACTGTGGTCTTATCGAAGTCGTTACTTTAGGCTGGCTTATGTGGGAAGATGAGGAACAAATAACTGTTTGTTGTTCAAGAGAAACGACTAACGACGACGGTATGATATCAAGCAACACAATACCTAAAGCTTGGATACAAAAGAGGAAGTGGGTAACATTATAATGGAACCATTTAAGATTAGTCATATTTGTACCCCATATGGGAAGAATTTGTTTTATGAAATGTATAAGATGCAAAATCTTCTTGAGAAAGTTAAACAACACCTTGAAGAGGGCGGGGCCCCTAAAATCCAGGTTGAATTTATAGTTAATAGCGAGGATTTGAGAGGCAAAGAATTCAACATAGTTTTTATAGACGAGGATCCTGTTTAATGGACACATCTGAATTTGACATCCTAGTTGAAAAGCTTCAGTACGCCAAGGAAACCTACGAGATGGCTAAGAAGATGAAAACTGAAGCCCATAGCGACCTTGAAGAGAAGAAACATCAGATCCTTACAGCCTTAAAAGATACGGGTAAGAGTAAGTATCACGTCAAGGGCTTAGGGACTGTCTACACCATTACCAAGTATCAGGTGACAACACCTAAAGGCTTAGAAGATAAGCGTTTGTTTTTTGGGTGGCTTAAGGAGAGGTTTGGTGATGATGTGAGTGACTCCATGCTAGGAGTGAACCACCAAACCCTAAATTCTTTTATGAAAAAGGAATTTGAAGCCGCAGAAGAACGAGGGGATGTGGCGTTTACAGTCCCAGGGTTAGAAGATCCAGCGATGATTGAATCAGTAGGGTTTAGGGGGGATAAGTGAGCTATAAGTTTTGTTTTGAAAGTGATGGCGAAATTTTATTTAAAATTGAGAACACAAGCCCTCTTTCTTGTGAATTAACAATAATGCCATTTGATCACCAAACACAACTCTATGGCGAAGCCACAATATATTTAGACAAGGGGCAGCTCTCGGAGTTAATAAAAAAACTACAAATAGTTGAGAAAATGGAAATTTAAATAATAAAGGAGAAATAACAAATGGAACCAACAAAAGAAGTAGCACTTGATAAGAATGCAATTGCTAAAAATTCGACAACTAGAGATATCGCAGTAACAGCCCCCTCAACAGGAGCATTTTCATCAGAGGACTTTGTGATACCAAGGATTCAACTGATCCAAAAGATGAGTAAGAAAGCTGGTAAGGATGCCCAGTATGGAGAATTAAGAGACAACCTGAACAACAAGCTCATGGGCTCTATGGAAAAGTCAATGGAGTTTATACCGATTCATGGAGATAAGAAGTGGATTGTGTCTGAGCGTGATGAGAAGGGGCGCTATCAGTGGAAATCAACTGATGTGTGGGAGGGCCCAAGAGAATTTTATAGCGAAGATAAAAAGATTAAAAACATGCTGTCCTTAGAATTTTATGTGCTGATACCTGAAGAGATTGAAAAAGGAGAAGATATGCCTTATATAATTTCCTTCCAATCAACGTCTTCTAAGGCTGGTAAAAAACTTGCCACTCAGATGTATATGCGCAATTTGAGAGGTGGTAAGCCAGTCTATGCCGCAGCACTAAATTTGTCTGTGAACGAGGAAACCACTGATGATAACTCCTACGGGGTTATGGATGTGAGTGTTTCTAGAGAAGTGAGTAAAAAAGAAATTGCTGCTTGTGAAAACTGGGTAGGAGTTGTTACAAAAAATAATACTCCCGCTCAAGAAGAAGTAGTGCCGTTTTAATTATGCCGGGCTCTTAGGGTTTAGTGATTGTCTCTCGCAATTCAATCAACTTCTTTGTTCCTAAGAGCCTGGCAACCTTAAGGAGGGTAGGATGAACACAACAATAATGACATCATTAATAAGAGTTTTAGAGCAAGTTGCGCTCTGTATTGATGGGGATTCACACAATATTCATTCTTTGAAAGAACTAAATATTAGAATTGATGATTTAAAAAGCGCATTGGAAAGTTATGGACCAAAGGACCAAGGCGATTGATAAATGGAGGCAAGATATGAAACGCAAAAGGAAGAAGGTTTTACCTATGCCCGTTAGAACAGAACCTTTAGCTGACCTATCTATAAAGGTGAGGCAAGAAATCAAAGATGAAATCTTCAGGCTTGCTAAAGCAGTAGGGATGTCAGCCTCTGAATACTCAGCCCAAATACTTGAAGGAAATCTTGAGATGGAGGATTAAGATGGCACTTTCTGAGAAAGAGCAAAAGCAATACCCTGGTGAAGCCGTGGAGTATGCAGTTAAAGAATTTGAAAGTTTATATGAAAAATTCAAATACAGAGATTGTCACATGATTTCAGCAGAAGGTTTTTATATGGGGCTTTTGGAAGCCATCGCTGGGTTATCTATAAACGTCAGAAGAATCAACGCTGGTAACAAGGAGATTAGATGAGTCTGTTTGAAAAAGCTTGGATCCTTGATATCATTGCAAATCTTAACGGAAGCTCTATAAGAACTGAGTCTTTCCCCATTGGGAAAGGAGTCATGACTGATGCCTTTAAACAAGCCATTGAATCAGGCCCCATGGTCACTCATCCTGAGTTTTCACATATCGTTGAAAAGGTAAAGAAGAGGGGCTTTTATATCCATAATGTTAAAGGGAACACTGATATGAAATTTATATGGAGAGTCCGAGAAGAAACGGTTTATAAGAAGTGACCCCAATGTATGTTTGGTATTTTGCAGATGTAAATAAATTTGCAATAGTAGATTGTAACCAAGACTGGTATTGGGGATGGTTCTGTAAGCAAATGCCTTATGCAATAAGATTGGGTGATTTGTGACCCCCGAAGCTAGGTTCGCTGCAAAGGTGGACGCGTTTTTATTCAAACATCAAGCCTTAGTCTATAATATTGATATGCTCGCTCAGTGTGGAATACCAGATAGGATGGGTTGTGTGAGGGGAATGTTCTTTGCTATGGAAATAAAGCACTCTAGGAAGGAGGTGGATAACCCGCCTAAAAACTGTAGAGGTACTGTGGCACTCCAAAGGTACAACATTGGGAAGATCCTAAATAACGGGGGATTTGCGACCTTTGTCTACCCAGAGAACTTTGACCTCGTGAAACAAAAGTTCATACAATATATAGGTGACGCGTGAAGAAGTGGTTAGATATATTGTGGATATCATCGAAACATACGATCCCTTGTGTGAGATACCTGAGTATGACAAAAGATGGAAGAGAGCTTTCTCTAGAGACCAAGAAATATCTCTTATCATTAGGACTATCAAGGATGAAATCTCTAGCTCATTGGATAAAATCTTTGGGAACGAACCACACCACTAGCGAGTTACCTGGGTTCCCAAAAAGAAAAGTATAATACCTTCAACAATCATCATCTCGGTAGTCTTCCAGAAAGGTTCGAGTGTAGGTTCCTCAAGGCCGATCTCAATTTCAGCGCTTAAAAATAGGTTTTCTTCCATCGCCACTTCGCAGTTGATCTTATACTCAATCATCTCTTGTTTGGGTACGCAGACTTCGCTTGGCTTCGCTAACGATTTGGTCGCGAACATCATCAGCACTAATATCAGAATTAGCAGCAATACGCTTCGCCCTGGATTTAGCTTTTTCAAGTTTATGCCTCGCTCTGAATAGATCTATTTTAAGACCCGTGATTCTCTTCTGCGCTCTCTGTTTGCCTAAGTATAACCCCGCTAGAAATGATGGTATGTACTTTTCTAGCAGGGCTAAAACCTTGTCAAAAATACGAAGTAGCATCAATGTGCCCTATTAGCACCCAGCCAGTCAATGATTTTCCCAAGCCAGCTAGAAACTTTATGCAAAAGCTTAGCTATCTTGTTATCAACTTTTGATGCAGTCTTGTCTTTAATAAGATCTAAGATCTTGCCACTGCCTGAAAGCCCTATATTGAGCATCCCTGCTGCTAGTAAAATCTTAGCTAAAAGATCCATTTCACGCCACATTTCCATTATTCCCCTCCTTTGAGGATTGTTAAATTTATTGTCTCTATTCTTGCAAGTCTTGTATTGGTTTGTTTAGCATACTCATGGAAGGCCCCTACTGATTTCTCATATTTTTTCAAAGCTTCTTTCATATCATCCCTTAAATCAATAAGCCGTTCGCTATGGACATTTGCCCTGCTCTTAACCACAATCATATCCTCAGAGATGCTTGTTACTTTGATTTTGATTTCATAGAGATCATCTTTTACAGAATCAATATCATCACTTATAAGCTTAGCCCTTTTAGACTCAGCTCTTGTTGTGAGAGAAAAATTTCTTCTTATCAAAATTCCCACAACAGCCATAGAGAGACTGCATATAATGGATATAATCGCAATTGCTACGCCTAAGCTCATTCTACCAACTCAAAGTGTATGAGGTCATTGAACTTCTGATCGTCAAGATCATTGTCCATATCCCAATCATTCCCACAACGTATTTTTATATCCATTTCACTAGCAATGCCTTTAACAATGCCAATGAAATGATAAAACCTTTTCATATCAGTCCAGGTGGTATGAGGATAAGGTGCCACGTCCACTGCGAGAGAAGGGATCTGGTTATGCTTTGAATTGGGGAACTGTAACTTTGACAACCCTCTTTTTAACAATCTGTTTTGGTCTGCTGCGTCCCTATACCCGCAAAGAATTGAGCAGTCATGAACCTTTAACACCTTCCTAAATAGAGCGATGAGCAAAGGGTCTGCCATTGAAAGATGTTTCATGGATCTTTTAGAGAACTCGTTCATTATGGGGCCCAGTTTGTGATTGGGACTGTAGCAGTTAACATCATTTTATCTGTATTAGCCCAAGTCATAGGGATTGTGTTTGTTGGGAATCCTAGTGTTGAAGCCGCTAAATCAACAGTTGGTCTAAGTTTGTCAGCAGTAGCACTTAAAAAAGAAGTCCCTTCCCAGATCGTAGCGCCACCGTCGACTATTACAACATTCCCTATGGGTTGTGCTGTGTTGGTAATTGGCAATGCCGCCGTGTCTATTGTTAGACCAGTTGGTAAAGAGATTTCATCTAACGTTACAGCATCAGGTGCTCCTGAAGTTTCAACAGCAATCCTTACAAATATATTATGCCCATTTCTTTCCCATTTGCCAGTGTAAGTTGTGTTCGTACTCCAAGTCCCAACAGGAGTGTAGGAATTAATTCTGGCAGGGATATCTCTTCTTACTAAAAGCCACCCAGTCCCAGTTGATAAAAGCTCAACTGCCTCATCTTCTGTGTTTAATGTTATTGTTGAAAGCCCGTTAATTGTCTCAGCGCCATCAGGATCAATTGTTACTTGGTTAAATGTAGAATCAGTTTTATAAATCCAATAACGCTTACCCGTTATGCCAACAGCGGTTGGTAAGTTTAAAGTAAATCCAGCGCTTGAAGCGTTACATTGTGCAAAATCATTTGCTGAATCAAGAGTGTCAACAGAAGAGAATGTTTCGACATCCAAATCAGCAGGGCCTGTCACTAAACTATCAGCGTATGCTTTAGTCGCTGCATGCTGGGGATCTGTTGGGTCTGTGACATTTTCAATAATAGATGTGTTAACATCAACTCTTCCAGTCCCATCAGGGCTAAGAGAGATGTCTCCGTCAGTATCAGTGCTTGATATGGTGTTGCCATCAAGTAGTAGGTTGTCCACTGCTATTGAAGTCTTGGCCGTGAGTGCGACTGCATCATCTTTCCCAACAACATCTGAGCCTACATTATTTAGGAAATCAAATTCAGTGGATGAGACTAAGCCACCCCCAATTTTGGTCGCATCAATCCCAGCTGCGGCCTTGATATCGGCATCTACAATGTTAGTGATTACGTTATTATCACTATCAATAGTTTTGTTGGTGAGAGTTTGGGCTGTAGAGATATCAACAACTTCTACTTCGCTTGCAACATCTCCCACTTTCCAACGGGTCGCAGCAGTTGAATCATAAAGAACTGAGACATTCGTGGCATCACTCATCTCAACTGTAATCCCAGCGATTGTGTCAGCAGCGGCTTGGTTCCCGCCTTTGTTTAGAGTGGCATTGGGATCTTTTATATCAGTTGTGAGAGTGTCAAGTGTTGTGGTAGTGCCTGATACTGTAAGGTTCCCACCAACAGTTATGTCGTTAACACCTGTGACATTATCACTGTCATCAATTAGAACGCCACTGTCTTGGAGAGCTGTTCCTCCTGTGCCATCCCAACGCGCAATAGCGTTATCAGTTGAATTTACAGGAGGGCTTATCTCTCCAGTTCCTACGACAAACTCAATGCGAGTGTTATCACTAGACATCCTTAAAAATAACTCAGCTGTGGGGTCTTCAGCACTAACCCCAGTAGTGCCTGAAGTAATGTCCCACTTGATTGTGCGATCAAACTGTTCTTGCATCTGTTGGAGAGCTGCAAAGGCCCTGTCTATCTTATCTTCAACACTCTCAACTGGGAACTCAGCGTTCTCTGATAAATCTAGATCAGTTGTCAAAGTAAGTTGTCTAATCAAAACCACGTTTCCAGTGCCTGTTGGGGGGGCTGTAACAAACTCTACATTGGTAACAGGTGGCCCGCCAGTGAGTGTGTACTCTGTGGTGATAGTTTGAAGAGCCTCTGTGATCGGGTCAGTTGAAGTGTCCCTTAGGTAAACCTTAACCTCAGTGCTGCTTGAGCCAGTATCCTCAATTAATGCAAAGGGGATGGCAAACGTAGTGGTTGATGCGTTCCCGTTATATTCAACTCGTACTGTTGTATTACTTAATGCCATTTTAGTCTCCTAAAGATGAAAAATGTTTATTAAAATTTATAAGCTGCTCAACACCGCCTTCAGCTTCTCTTTTTTGTTTTCTTGCTCTGTGTTCAGGGTCGCCAAGCTTACGGGTTAGATGGTCTTGGGCCAACTGTACCGCTGGCCCAAATAGAATATGATTTTGGTAAGGGGTTGTTTTGTCAGCGAGAGTAGTAAATTCCTTTAAGGCTTTATCGCCCTCGCCAGCTTTCAAAAAAGAGAAGGCTTTAAATAAGTGGTTTGCTTTTTGAGCCGTAGGGCCTAGCAAATCTGTAGAAAAGTTTCTATAACTGTTATCGTATTCAGCTAACATGAAGTCTCCCGCTAGACCAAAGGTTCCACCCTTTAAAGCAGCGCGAATTAAAAACTTAGGGTCAGATAAATTTGCTTGGACATCGACTTCTTTGTTACTAAGCAAATCTTTTATCATTAAAACCATTGCCCCATAGGTGGTGAGGCCAGCCCCAAATTGGGTTAACGCTCCCCAGTTAGTATTTCTGGTAGGGTCAGACTTTGCAATCCGTGGGATAACTTCAGTGGCAAGGACTGTTGGATGTTGTTTAAATTGGACTGCAAGACTAGCTGCTATCCCCATTTTAGAATCAGCCTTATTGCCAAAGCTTAATATCCTTTTTGTTTTGTGCCCAGGGGTAGGCACCCCTAATTGATCAGCCTCATTTAAAAGGCCCATGAGCTTTATCTCAAGCTTCCTTTTCGCGAAAGGTATGTTAACGCTCTTGCCGAAAGCGTCTACGAAAACTGCGTCTTGTATAGTATCAATTTTATCAACAGACATGATGGGGTAACCATCTGCAAGGTCTGTCACAGTCCATTTTAAAACATCCCTGTCTTTTTGATTTATTTCAAATAGCTCAAAGCTTTGTCTCGCTTGAGGGGGTAGATTCTTCCAAGAGATCTCAGCGTCATCAGCCAAAATATTTGATAAAGTCCTGACAGATGTGAGCTTGTTATGGTCAGTCCATTGAGCAATCCCAACTGTCTTCATGAATGTCGCAACCATCCTTGAAGTAAGCCCACGACCTGAGGCACTCCCGCCAAATCTTTCAGCAGCAGCAGCCCCTATGTCTTCTTCAATAAACCGAAGCTCTTTTTTAGCAAAGGATTTTTCATCTGCACTTAAGTTTTTTATTAGATTTTTGAAGTAATTCATGTGGGTGCCAAACCAAGACCTCCCTTGGGTAGAGGATATAAAGCTTGTTGCGTTTGCCGGATCAACAAGGGAGGACACCGTGACAGCCCCAAGGCTTGACATTGATATAACATCTCTTCCGTTGTTAACTCTTTTTTCTAAGAGGCCCACTGTGTTTGAGTTTCTATTTCTCCTTTGTAAAAGCTCCATTGCAAATTTCATATCAGGGAGGCCTTGCTCTAATTCTACTATCTCAGCTCTAATTGATTCAGCCCTGTCAGGGTTAGCTCTAGCTTCTGTTTCCAACATAGACTTGAAAATGCCAACTCTATTCTCAACAGCCTTAACAGGGTTAACCCCCCAGTCCTGCATGATAGCCCCAATTCTCCCATCACGCTCAGCATTTTTCATAGCCCCCTGGAGAAGTGATCTACCATTACCCCACTCTTGGCTGTATCTAACATCACCCTCGGGAGTTAAATGTATTTTCCTTTGTTTAAAAGAAACCTCTGAAACCCTGACTCTTTTACTGGGTTCCATGGAAGGGAAGTAAGCCCCACGCTCAGGAGATATAATTCTCTCATAAGCCTCGTCAAGCCACTTCTCTCTAAATTTTACATCATCCCACTTATTGCCAAAGGTTAGCCTCATCTCTTCTTCACCCATATGGTTTAGCATGAAGGCTTTCCACACAGGGGCTTTCTTTTCAATCATGATATCTTTGTGATGGAACCTAGTATCCAGAAAGTCCAGGGCTTCTCCCACATTCACATTGCCATCTCTTAGCGCCATTAACCTATTTTGGTTAAGTTCATTTAGTATTTCAGCAGACTTAATAACTTCTGGCGAGAAGCCTGAAAGGTCCCCATTGTTTTTTAATCTTATAGCGGCTGTCCCAATATCAATGTCAGTTCCAAGACCACTTGAAATAGCAAACTCCTCTAAGCCTTCAGCCTTTAGTCTTTGCTGGGTCTGAGCTATTATGTTTTTAGGAATCACCTCGGCCTTAACCCCAGTTGATAGCTGAGATCTGCCTTCAATCTTATTTAGTAAGAACTTTTTTGGGGAAGTACCCTTCACTCTGGACACTTGCATGTTGTCTATATCTTTTAGAGTTCTTAGAATCTCTCTTCTTGATTCAGCTTTTTCTATAGAAAGAGAGCTTTGGATGCCATCTTTTATGCCATTGGCTTTTGCGAGAAAGGCTGCAGTATTTGGAGACGTTTGTAAAACGTCATTGAAATCATTTACAATATTTTCAATCTCTTTTTCAGAGACAACTCCGTTTTTGATCTTGTCTTTAAACCTTTCTTTAAGGTCTGCTATACATCGGGCTGACATTAAACACCCCCGCCAGAGAGACACTCTATAGTCTCTTCTCTAATGGAGTTTAAAGTAAGGTCCTCAGCTTCTGCCTTATTAATTCTGTTCGCCTCATCTCTGAAAAGCTTAGCGTGTACCTCATCAGTTTCAATGTTGGCTATCGCTTTTTTTAATTCCACATTCTCAGCCTTCAAAGATTCAATCGTTGTTTCAATAGTGGCTTCATCGCCCCTCGCCTCAAAGTCTTTTGCCTGTAATTCAGCATCCTTACTATGAAACAAATCACTTTCAGGCTTGTCATATGAATTAAGAACTTTATCAGTTTCAGCCTTAGTAAGCGTGTCATTTAGAGTGCTATCTGTGCCCCACTTGTTTTTAGGCTCAAGCTTTGAACCGTCAAAGAATACAGTTATATTAGCATTGGCCTGAGGCTGCCCAAAGATGTCCCCACCCCTATGATGGTAGCCATCAATGTTATTCTTTTTCATTACCTTGTTAATAGAGTTTAGAATAGATTCGTCAAGTTCACCAAGAGCTATTTTATCTTGAATGTCTCTTATGTTATCTATGCCGATAGCATTTTTATCTAGGTTTTTAACTCCAAGTTTTTCAATTTGTTTTATGATATTATCAGGAAGCTTTTCATTGAGGTCTAAAAGGTTTACTTTTTGCCCAGGCCTCACCCCATACTCGACAACATTCCCAGCATTCCCTTTATCAAAAATACTGTGGACAGAGGCGCTTGCCTGCCCGCCCCTATCTGACATATGAATTGATGTATCAGGGGTGCCGAGGGTTTCATGAATCGCAACGTGTTCCCCGTTCATTCTAACCCCTGCATACAGAGGAGCATCTAAAACTTCTTGGGAATTTTTCTGGATATATGTATAGGCTCTGTTAATTTTTGCATCAAATCCTTTTGAATTACCTTCGATTGCAACTGCTCTAAAAGCCAAATCATTATTAGGTCTCTTATCTCCTAAAAGTCTTGCGGTATTATTATTAATCATGAAGTCTGAAAAGCCAGGGCTTCTCCCTCTCATATACGTAGCAAGCCTGCCCCCAGTGTATCTGATAACCCCAAACCCAACGGCTCCCGCCACCACATTAAACATGGCGTCTTCTACTGTGTAGTCCTCAAGAACTTCCTTTTTTTGTAAGAACACCAAAGGCTCAATGGCAGCGTTACCCACAAACCCCTGGATAGTCCCCCGCCTAGCAGCTTGTGCAGCCGTTATCTTTTTAACGCCTACTCCAAACCCCACGGATCTGCCAATACGGGTTCCTCTCAAGACTGCGTTTGCCATACCATCAGTTAAAAGACCTGCTGCGATTTCCACAGGGTCTGTCGCATGAGATAAAATCCCAGCTCCCAAATGGAGGCCTGAATAAAACAACCCTTGTGGCCCCTCGGCTACTTTACGCTGTAATTGCCTTCTATCATCAGCTTGGGCTAAAATAAAATCAACTTCCCTCGCCCTCATTGGCTTTGTGAAAGGCCTATCAACTCTATCAGAATATCTTTGGTTTAGTTCGTTAACGCCAATTAAGGGGTCAACGCCAAACTCTTCATCAGCCAGCCTAGCTTCTTCAGCGATTCTTCTTTGTCTTGCGCTAAGAGCGGCTGAAACCCCAAAGGAATCCTCAAAGGCTAAAAATCTTGTCGCCTCAAGAGATTCAAATAAACCTGTTTTTTGGAAGCTAGGTGTTTGAGCAGCTTGCTCTAAAACAAAATCATTTTCATCTTTATCAAAAAACACACCCATTAAAACCTAGCCTCTAGAGTTTCCCTGTCTTGCCTAGCCTTGTCAGCAAGCCTTTTAATTCTTCTGTCATCTTTTGTCTTTTGTTTTTTCGCATCAGCGGCGCGTTGTTCGGCCACAAGTTGTTTCGGCGTTTTTTGGGTGGCAAGGGTTAACTCAATACTTCTTAAAGAGCCGCCTCGGATTTGGGTTTGTGGCCTATTGCCGAATTGTTTTAACAGTTCAGGGGAGGCATTATATGAAATATCGTAAGCGCTTAACTTCAAAGCATGAGTTGTGCCTTTTTGTAGAACAGGGACGTCAAATAAAATACCATCATCAAAAACAATCTTGTATTCTGACATCCCAGAATTAACCATTCTTCCCTTTTCGGAAACCATTTCTTTGTAATTTTCCCAATCTTCTTCTGTCCTAACATTTAAAGGGCGCTCGATATCTAAAGACTCCAAGCCCTCAGGTGTGAGGTAAAATTCTTGAGCAGTTTCTATAAAGACAGGCTGGATGCGTTTTCCATTTTGGAACTTAGGATGTAATAGGCCTGATGTGACTTCAAACTCCCCAAACAATCTATTTTTTGCCAATTCCTTTGCATCACTAACGCTAGGCCGGTCGGGTCTTCCCATGATTTTCCGTATTTCAGTTAGTGCCAATTTGTCCATTCCGTTTTTTCTAGCAAGGCCTGACGATTCCTCACCACTTACAAGTGTAAGGCCAAAGCCTTGGGTAATTTCAAGAGCCGCTTTTTTTGCAGCAGTGGTTTGAGCTTTTAGTTCAGGAACGTTATCAAAGGCTATTTTAATTTCATCAGCGTTTGCTATGTTATCTATAATTAATCTCTTCTTAGTCAAATCAGTTGTATAGGACCCCACTAAATATTCAGCAGGAAGACCTCTGTCAACTAACTCTTCAATTGCCTCTTCGCGCTTCCCTGGATCAGGGAACCTAGCTTCAATTCTTGAAATTAAAGCAAACTTTGCCGAAGACTTCTCAGCTTCGTCAATACTGTCAACAAGCCCTTTTGCTTCATCTTTACCAAACTTTCTTACCTTTAGGCCCGCAGAAATCTGTGCAGCTTCTTTAAATTCGGCAGCCTCGGCACTTAAACGTATAGACCTTTCCTCTGTGGCGGCTTGGATATCAGGAGCCAAAACAAGAACCCCAGCGTCAGCTCTTGCTTGCGCGGCTTGTTGATTTTTGTTTTTCACTTCAGGATTTAATTTTTCAATTGCAAGACCGCTATCTGTAGATTGAAACTCTAATTCATTGGCTCTATTCGCAATAATAGAATTAAGCATCTCAGCTTCTATGGCAGACCCTTTCGATGTCCCAGCGGCCCCTCTCATTTCTTTTCTTATTTCATCTAGAGGACGCCAATCTCTGGAAGGAGTACTGCTATCCTCTTTTACTTGTGTTGCTGTAGTTATGAACGATCTTAACTGGTTTGAAGCTTCAGCTCTTTTTTTAGGATCAGACATCTGAGAAATTAAAGAAGCAGCTTTATTTATACTTTGAGGAGAAGCTATTCCATTCTTAGAATCAACTTTTATATCTCTAAGATTTGTTCTAACTTCTTCAGTTCTTTCATTCTTTAGAACCTCGCGCCTTCTCCTGAACTTAGCTAATTGGGGACCTAAAGATTTTCCCATTGCTTTATGGATATCAGAGTTTTTATCTTCCATTAAGGCAATGCCTTGGTCTATAAATCTGCGGTTCCCTTTCTTAAAAGATCCTTGCAAAAGACCCTCTATGTGGCCTTCAGCCATTGAGTTCTCTGCTGCTAATTTCTGCTTGGCAAAATCGTCATGGAAAATAAGACCAGAGTCCCTATCGCTTTCTAATTTTATAATTTGTTGTTCTAGTGCAAGCCCGCCTCTTTCTAAATCAGGGCTTGCAATTTGCTCGTTCCTCATTGAAAGGTTTAGGCCCTCAGTAGAAGCCTTGGCTGAATCAACTTTTCCTTGGATTTCTGTTTGACGTGTTTTAGCAAAATTTAATTCTCTTTCAGATTGAATTTTAGATTGGTATTTCCCAAACCTTTTAGCCCCAGTAAGCCCTTCAGAAAGATTTTCTTTAGCAGTCTCTTCCTGTGTTGAAACAAATTCAGCGTATCTTTCGGCATGACCTTTCGAGCCATTATTGTTTACATCATTTACCCGAAATTCTTCAGCAGCGACCCTATCTTTTGCATATTGAGTTGTCGCATCGCTTTCATCTTCAATCTCTTGGAACCTGAAAGCCATGTCCCCAATGCCAGATAGAGTTTGGCCTAAACCTTTTGTAGCTTGAGCTATTTGTTGAGCACCTCTGTTGTCAAGTGAAGGCCCCGCGCCCACGCGTGTGCTAACTGCTGCTTGAGATGTTCTAGTTGGTATCTTTGGCATTACGGCTTACCCCCAGAAGGTTGTTTTGGAGGCCTAAGAAATCCAGCAACTCTTGCGCCACCCCTAAACCCTGAGCTAATTGCCCCAATGACCCCAGCTCTTGCCGAATCTCTGCCTGACCTTCTTGCAGCAGCAGCCCCTGCTCTTACTTGAGCGGCATCAAATTCAGACTGTCTTCTTTCTTCAGCGATGTCTTTGTCAAATTGGAGCGCAGTTTCAGCGATTACAAGTAACGGGGAGCCTGTGCCTAAATCAATTCCACCCTTGGCAAACCCTGAAGCCTGACTTGCTGTGAATGACTCACCCTCTTTTCTAATTCTTTCTTGGTTTAATTCAGACCTTCTTAGGATTTCTTGAGCCTGAATTTCGAGTTGTCTGGCCCTTGCCTCAGCAGCTCTTTTTTCAGACTTACCGCCAAAGATTGAGCCAATAGCCCCCCCGAGAGACCCTGCAACTTGTAATCCTATACCTATTCCTGCGGCGCTCAAAATAACCTCACATATAAATAGTAATCGTCACCATCAGGGCCAAAGTTTTTCATCAAACTTTCTTTTTCAAATCCTAAAAACTTAAACCACCTGTCCCCACAAGGCATTGATCTAGGACAAGTGGCTTGAAGTCTCTTCAATTTTAATTCTTTAATGTAAAAATCAATTATCTCTTTTATAGCGCGCGCGTATCCCATAGGGAATTTTTCTACTTCATCACTTGTGATAGTCCAGACCTCTGCTACCCCATCCCAAAACAAAGTAACCCCAGCGATTGCCAATATTGTACCCGTAGCCCCATCATAAAAAGTATGCTTAGGACCAGGAGAGCTAACCACAGAGGGATCTCTATTTTTAATAGCGCTGTCTTCAAGGTAAAACTCCTTTGGTTTGATATCGAGGAAATCCTTGGTTTCAAAAGTCTTAATTTTAATCATTAGTTTCACCTCGGAATATCAAAGCTGCTAAAAACATAGGGTAAGGCTTTGTGCTTGTGATAAATAACTTTTGATCTCTGTTCCAAGTATTCCTTGGTTTTACTAACTTGTCACCTGTGAATAAAGCTATCGGATCGCCAGGATTAGCCCCTGGATCTCTGAAATTAATCTCCTGCATGTTATCAAGTCTCTCACCAATATTTAAATGAACTGTATCTGAAACCCTGAGCATCACTTCATCAATTCTTTTAATAGCCCTCTGAGAAGTGCCATCCCTGCCAGCTGCACCAAAGGCTGAACCAGCGTCAAGACGTAAGGTCTGAATTGTTGCAGTCATCGGGAGCCCTGCGATAATTATAGTGGCAGCAGTATCAAGAGTAATAGACCCAGAACTTACTGTCTTCTGACCAACAAAAATCCCGTCAGCTAAAATGTCTAAAACCTCACCTTCTAAATGATCAAGCCCTGAGAGTGTAGTTGTAGGGGTGCCCGAACCAACGCGTAAAACTGCCCCGTCTACATAAACAGGTAAATCAGGCGGGCCTGAGGATAAGCCAGATGAAAATTCAGGGTTTAAATCCTCTTGAGCGAATTGTGAAAGAAATATCTTTTCAATTGTAAATTTCTGAGATGAATTTATGGTCCTTTCAACAACCATATATAACTGATCCCCAACAGGAGAATAGCCAGGGTTTCTAGGAAGAATGCAAATTGAGTGAATTTTTGGGAAATCGTTGTCATCAAGTGAGCCTGACAGTTTTAAAGTGGTTGGGCAAAAAAGAGCTGACTCCCGATCAACAGCCACCACCGTGAGGCCTGCGTAAACATCTTTTAGGAAAAGCAGATCCTCTGTGTTTGAATAGTACATTTCATTTATTTGAGAGACTTCCCTAAATCTTGCTAAGCTAAATTCTATTTCGGTTAAGTCAGAAAGCCTCGCTGTAAAGCTTTTTTTAGTCATATGATCCGCAAACCGCATAACATTGTTTGACCTGAAAGCGTTTTCATTTTCATTAAACACATATTCTCTTATCTTTACAGCACTCGCATCTACAAAATAAAGAGAGTTATCAATCCTAACTGAAATAGAAAGATCGCTTGAACCAGTCTGGGTTTCTCTAATCGCTGATACATTTAAAGCAGAGAAAGCTTCCTGAGGGTCAGGGCCAAAAAGTCTATATTCTGATTTATCAGTCCCAACAAATAAACTAGTGCCTGAGGAAAACCACTTTATAGTTTCAAGATCAGTTGAAGACAATGCAATTCCGAAGGGAGAGGTCGCAACGATTGACCCACCAAGAGCTAAGGCAAATTGAGTGATATCGCCCGTCTCTGAGGCGTAGATTTTATTAGGCTCAGATGTGGTGCCGCCTGTATACAATCTTTGCTCATGAAAACCTAGAGCCGTTGGGTATGACCCAGACCCATCAACCCCCCCCCAAGAAGAATATTCCCAAGAAGCTGTAGCTGATGATGCTGAAAAGGGGTCAAGAATAATTGCACTCGCAGTCCCTCCTGAAAAAACACTGGTTAGAATTACAGCCCCACCGTTAAACCTTAAAATTCTTTGATCAGTTGATCCTATTGTTCTGTTCGCATTATTTGTTTCAGTGATTGTTACAGCCCCTCCGGCCACTCCAGGGTTCACATCATTTGCCAGTGTATCATCAGTTACAATGTTTAGTCTAAAAGGAGTAGACTCCCAAATATTTGTAATAAACCCATCAGGAGGTGTTAGGTAGCTTCCGCATGTGTAAACCCCGTCATCACTTTTTATCCAAAACAAAGGAACTTCTTTGCCGGAAAACCATAAAATATCCCCTATCCTTGTTAAAACTAAACTTCTTAATCTGTCATCATCAGTAATCCTCCCCCAAGGATTGATGTCAATTTCAGAGGCAAAGTCTGAGGCTGAACTTTTATTAAAGAAAAGATCTGAAGAAGTTGATGATGGTGAGACTGTAGTGGAAATATCTCCAATAGAATTTTCAATAGATATACAAATATTCCCCCAAGGGTTCGCATCATCATTTATCTTTATTTGTATAAACTGCCTTCTGCCATCAGTTGTAGGAAAGGCAAATATTCTTAGCTTACTGTCAATATCAGAATCAGATCCGGGGACCCCGTTGGTAGATATTTCTCTTTGGTCTGTTACAAAAATACTGCCACGCCTTTTAAACGCCCCGCCTGAAACATGACCAAAGACATTAGTCATCTCAGCCGCACCTTGGAAATATTCCTCTATGTCAGTACGGCCTTTAGACCGGGGGGAATACTCACCCTTAAGAAAGTTATTCTTAATGATGTTAAATTTTGGCATCTAAAACCTCTGGTCAAGCCAAGAATCAACTTGTCCCTCTGTCTCAACGATTTCAGGAGTTCCCTCTTGTGCATCGTAACTTCTGGCGCTGCTAAGGAGCCGCTCGTAAAGATTGAACATCTTTTCCATGATGCTCATCTTGCCAGTTAGATTTAAAGCAAACTCTGCCGCTAATCTAGCTGAGAAAACCTCTGAGAAATTGGGGTCAAATTTCGTAACATCTGTCACATCTTTTAAATACTTTATCTTAATGGGAGAATCATTTGTAAGAAGTACTTTTGTGTTATCAGTTGCGTTGTGCTCGATAACAAACTTGCCTCTTGAAGGATTCTCAACACCTAAAATTCTTAAAACATCTGACGGAATTAAAAATTCATTATCAAACTCAAACGCAGGAGTGTTTGAAGTCTGAGCGAGTTCCACCCTTGAAATCGCAAAATTCCAAGGATGGGATCTTAATAACTCTTTTCTGATAGGCTCGTACTGTTGATTGGCTAATATTGCCTGTTTGCTGTCGTCAGTTAGGGAAGAGATTGTGTCCTCCCCTAACTTATTCAAAGCTGAATTAACTATCTCAACAGATGAACTTGCCATTTAATCCATCACATACCAAATGAAAGTTTCAATGCTGCCACTTGTGGCATCAGTGTCACCTTCAATTTTAATCTGTGGTTGGACTGATTCAGTAAACTTTTTACCGATTCCAGCAGCGTTTGCCTGGTTATCAGAAGCTTTAATAGTATCAGCAGAAGTTACATCTGCGGCCTCAATAAAACCATTCTCATCAGCGGCTTCACCGCTAACTGAACTCACTGCCCAGCCAAAGTCGATTGTTCCGCCAGAGGCATCAAGATCAGAATACTTTACCATCGCATCAATAACTCGGGCTCCTTTTGGGAGTAAGTCATTCATCTTGATGATGTCGTTAGTAGATAAATCAGCGCTAAGATTAAACTTATCGTAATGCATACGCATTACACCGCCTATAGTCCCAACATCTACAGGTTCCGTAGGCTGCTGGTTAAGAATTTTTGTGGCTTCTACGCCAAATAATGTAGCCATTAGTTACCTCCAGGCCTAGTTTTCTTTACATAAAATTTCAACAACTTTTTCTTCTTCCATTCGAGTGGCCCCGATATCCATTTCGGAGAACACTTGCACCCCGTAGTTTTTATCGGCTCGTTCGCCAACTCTTGATTTGATATCCATTCCAACGGAAAGGAGAATCCCATCTTGAGCCCAAGCAATCACTCGACGATAGTTGGAATCAAGAGTCCCGCCGCCACCGCCAGGGTTGAACTCCCCAGTAGTTGTGTCGAAATCTTCCCCAGAAGAATCAACATTTAATTGTTGAGATCTAACAAATTTAAAGCCTAAAAAGCTGTCAATTTGTCCAGATACCAAAGCTCTTACAGAGTTAAAATCATGACTTGTTACTTCAGTCTCAGAAAGTAAACTTTCCATCTGAGATGCTGCTGCAACAATGTGACGAGGAATTGATTCGTCAACATCGGCTTCGTCAAGTTTTTGCTTAGCTCTGCGTAAGGCTTGAACGTTTAGGTTGGCCCCAGCACTTGTGGCGACAGAAACTAATTTTTGAGAGTCAGGATGAACAACAGTTGTTCCCCCAGACTTTCCTCCAAAAGCATCTCCCAAAGCTTCAAGGATAATGACATCATCTTTTGCTCGCCCAAAGGCCCACAAAAAGGCTTGAACATAATCACTTGTTGGATCAATCAACATACGAAGCTTATCCGCATTATCGACCATATCCGCGTGACGGTATGTTGCCATTGTCACCCTACGTCTTGAGTGTGGGGTGTCTGTTAATACTGTATCTGCGTGACGTGCAGAACTCACTGTCGCAGTCACTTTTCCAATTCGATCATAGAAAGCAGATTCACCTCGTTGCATTTCATTTCGCACAATACCCTGAAGGCGTGAACCTTTTTGTTGGCTTAAATGGAATATATTAGAGGAAAACTGCTTTACAAAGGCCGTAGTAATTTCGGTAGACATATAAATACCTCACTGTCTGTAAAACAATTATTAATAAACAATCTTTTTGCCTATAAATGAATTGTCTCAAACTAAGTGAGGTTCAGCGACTATGACGCCACTAGGGTCTGCAAGGCTTGCAAATTGTCCTTATGTAATGGTCGGCAAGCCCTACAGTGAAGTCAAGGGTTTTCGGACGAAAGTTGTGCGAAAAACTTTTGCACTTCCTCAACCGCAGCCTTGTGGTTTGGATGTTCCTTCTTGTGGTATGGATGTTCCTTATCGCCCTGGATATTATTAATTCTTTGTTGAGCCTCGGCAGGAGTAAAAGTATTTTGAACATGTCCCCCTTCTTTGATCTGACCTTCGCCCATGAACTTGTCATGGAGTTTTGAGAAAAGCTTCACGAACTTTGGATCGTTATTTAAACCCTTCTCCTCGATGTACTTCCAGTCAGCATCATCACACACAGCATCAAAGGCGGCTTGGGCTTCATTACTCTTTCTTTGAAAAGCATCACCCCACTCCTTTTTTAAAATGTCTCTGTCTTCAGTGAGTTTTGCAGCCGTTGTAGCGTCAAGATTTTTCACCTGGTCTAATACATAATTTTGGTAATTATCAATAAGCTTTTGGGCCTGGTCTGGCAAAAGTCCTGAATCTGCAACGAGTTTTTTTAAGGCAGGCACTTCATCTTCTAGAATTACATCAGTGTTGATTTTTAAATCATACCCCTCAACACTATCAGGTTTTCCAAGTTTTTTATAAACCTCGTCCCAATCCTCTTTTGAAGCGTGTTTATCTAGAATTGTGATCTTGTCTTTACCCATGGTTTTTTCTAAGTGAGTGTAGCTTTTAGCCAAAGAGGCCACATCATGGAATTTCTTCAATGATTCCGAACCCTTAAGGTCTACATCATCAAGTCCTTTAAGCCACTCAGGGCCTGTGTATTCAACAGGAGCAGGCTCGCCAGGGGGTGGTGCCGCAGGCGGGTCTACCGGTGGTTTAGTCATTAAGGGGTCATTAGATGGCGTCGGTGACGGCGAGGTAATCTCTATTGCTTCTGGCATTTTCTTCTCCTTTTTCGATCATTTTAATTAAGTCATGTTCATCTTTTTTAAGCTGAGTTAAAATATGCCCTACAATCCAACGAGAGCCTTCGTTGAAAGAAGTTTGGTGAGGATCGCCTGGGACGAAAGACTGCCCCGTCATTTTTCCCACTTTCATCAAATCAAGCAAAACCTTCTCCCCGCAACTGGTTTCAAAGGTGTCTTTGTAATCACGAATACTTTTAAGCATAATCTCTGATTGCTTATCTCTTGGGCTTTTTTTATCCATCTTTAAGGCCTGCTTGCTTTCCTAGATTTTCTAGAAATTTTGTTCATTGCTCTTCTTTTGGCTTTGGCTTTAACTTTCATCCCCAGCTTAGAGCCAAATAGTTCTTTTCTCTTTGGGGTGGGTCTACTTCTAAATATAGACATTGAAGTTGCTAAATTCATTTCTATCCTAAAGCTTGTGCCGTACTAGCAGCAGCCTGTCCGTCCTTCACATTTTTGTCAGCATCATCCTGTGCTTGTTGTCTCTCAACCATTTCTTCCTGGGCTTCAGCCCTGCCCGCTCTGATCTCTCTAATTTCTCTTTCACTTGCCACAGCTTTTTGAGGGAAATTCATAATTCGTATAACTTCTTTTGCGAAACCATCAACATCAATATGATCTAAAACCTCAGGCTTAACACCCGCAAGAGGAGATAGAACCTCTAAGGTCTTAAGCATAGCATTAAGTTCTGCGCCCCTCTGAGCCCTTGCAATGTTTGAAGAGTACTGAACGTCAATGTCAACACCTTCTAATTCAGGGGGAGCAACTTCGAAAAGTCCCGCCCTCTCCATTATTCCAAAAACTCGATCCACTAATGGTCTTAGAAATTCATGGTGCTGTCTACCTAAAAGAGGAGATAAAATGCGATTACTCTCGTCAGTCCTTTGGACAACCTCAGTAGCAGTCTGACGATCTTTTTCAACAAGCTGTAATTGGTCAATAAAGAAAGCTTGCTTGATCCTAGTTTGATGAGCCTCTAAAGCCTCAAACCCTATATCAAGTCTAACGTTATCAAAGATAGGCTTAATGTCTTCTGTTCCTGGTCTTTTAAAGTTTAATCCCCCAGGAGTAGTTCTAAGAGGTAAAACAAAACCATCGTCAGGCGCTTGCAAGGGAGGGTCTACAATTTTTTGAGACGCTTTGATAATTGTCTCAGTCATTTTGTTTACAATCCTAGCTTCGGGTAGAGCTGTGAACCCAGGCCCCCTGCCGTAAACTTCACCTGAATATGTCTGCCAGCGAGAAACGATATAGGGCATTTCATTAAAACCTTCTACCAAAACCTCGTCAATACTGACACCACTGTCATCAACCAAATGTTGAGATATGAAAGGCAGAGAGAAAGAATCATTATCACTGCCATCAGGATCAACGACTGAAGGATAAACAGCATGAATGACTTTAAATTTTTTATCACCACCCTCCTTCCACGACTTTATCACAGCCTCAGGGACTGCCTTTGACCCAAACTCTTGAACTATAGTCTGAGCATCCCATTCCCATTCTCTGTAAACTTCATCTATAATCCCTTTGTTGTTTTCTGATATATACAAAGTCTTGATGTGCTTAGAGCTAAATCTAACCACGAAATCTTCATCTTCTTCAACTAATAAGGCAGCTGTGCAGATAGTAGTGATATCAAGGTAGTATTGATGGATCTCAGTCTGGAAATTTGAATTGTTGAAGACATCATTCATTCTTTGGGATACGTCTTGAAGCCATTTCTTCACACTGTCTTTGTTTGCCGTAACATCATCTATCACGCCGTTTTTTCTTAAGACCAATTCAAACCACTGAGTGTTGGGGTTTGTAAGCTCTGAGTGAAGGGCTGAAGCTAAAAGTTGAGAGGACATCATGGCTGTGTTATTTAAAAGATGTGTGTTTCTCTTGGTGCCAGGAGAAAAGTGAGCCCTGATATCGTTTCTTCCAATTTGCATTTGATCTGCGATCTCTCTCCAATGGTCTTCCCATAAAGATCTGGCAGAACGTAATTTATCTAATCTTTTCTTAACTAAGATTGGTGAAAGCTTTCCCATTATCCCTCCATGAAATTACGAGGCTTAGATATCAACGGTTCTGTGTCAAATCTAGGGTTTCCCAGCTTCTGGGCCTCTGCAAAGGTGGATCTTACTTCGTTCAATGAACCACCGTTAATAATCTGTTTTAACAAGTTGTCTCTCAAGAAATCATTTATCACATCGTCATTTGCAATCTCATGCTTTAAAGCATCTGCTTCAGAAAGCTGTTCTTCTTCATCCCCAAAGCTAATTGTTATTTTTCCACCTTTACCTCGACCCATTACTTACCCGTAGGCCTTTGGAAGCGATTAAAGAGCCCGGGATTTTTCCTAATTTCTTGGATTCTTTTACGCAAATCCTCGCTTGCCTTTTCTTCTTCTGTTTGGCGAACAGGGCCCTTAGGCCTAAGATCTGTGAAGCGAACTCTGTTTGAACTCATGAGAAAAACCCTCTTTGCCCAGGACGCTGCTTAAGCAGCTCCCTAACTCTTTCGGATTTTTGTCTTTCTACAAATAATTTGTTTTTACCGCTCGCGCCTTCTTGGAGCCTGTTTGTAACAAATGTTGAAACATTAGAGGCCTCAAAGCGCTGACCAAAAATCCCGCTCCCGCCTAATTCCCCAAGTTCTCTTAGGGTCTCATCCTTTGTTTCCCGAGATAAAACTTCACTGCTTTCAATCCTGCTTCTCTGTTGATCCACAAATCCTTGGCTTCTTGGATCAAACCTTCTTCTTACACTTGGTGATCTGCCCATTCTATCCTCCAAAAATATCGTATTCAGTTATGCTAGTTGTCGGCAAGTTCCGATTTATACTAAATGTAGAATCAGTTTGGGACCTTCTACCGTATTGTGCAAATGTTTTAAAAGCATCAGCCCCATGACTCGCCCAGTTATGTAGAGGCATCCCAGAAAACCTCTTCGTCTTAGTGTCATATTTTCTTTCATAGTTTTCAAGACACTTTCTGCCCTGCTCAGTTTTATTTTTATCAAACCAACACATCGAAAGAAGCCGCCTTACCTCATCTAACATGTTTACAGGGTTACACTTTTCCATAACCACGGCTCTCCCAAGCCCTAAGTCCCAAAGTTTTTGTTGTATAGTGATACCTGTTTCTAAAGATCTTGCCGCTGCATCATGAGGCAAGATGTGGCACTGGAAATTGTATTCAGTATCTTTGATAAACTTAGCGTAATGGTCAAGCTCGAAGTCATTGTTCTCATAGTAATTAATGGCCCTTAATTCTCTACCCACCCACTGGAAAAACCAGATAGCCGTATGGTCATCAATGCCTAAATCCCAAGCTGTGAATACCGCAAACCCCCTATCGTAAGGAACGGAAGTTATCCTACAAGGATCAGCCTCCTGAGCGTCCTTCATTTGCTTGCCGTAATAAGCCCCAACAAGAGCTGCGCCAAAATCGCACTCATACTCTTGTTCGTATAATTCAGGAGAATTTGTGTACTCACGCTTTAACGCTTTTATCTCTTCTGGGTGAATCACATCCGTTGCACTTGCTTTATAAAGGCACCTGTACCAATCAGCTTCGTTTCCCTCTCTTATAGCCTCATCGTATATATCTTTGAAATGGTTCGCGCCCTTAGGAGTACCAACAAAACAAGCCCAGCCTCTCCTATCAGAAAGAGTAGGCCTAATCACCTCACTCCAAACCGTAGGATACATTAAGGCATATTCATCAAGAATTACCCCGTCAAGGTAAAGCCCTTTTAAAGAATCAGGGTTCTCAGCCCCAAGAAGTAAGAATCTTAAGCGCCTGCCTTTATCAAGCTGGATATCAATTCTTAGCTCAGCCTCATTGATAGTCCTGACTTTTCTGAAACACTCTGTTGCATCTTTAAACATATCCCAAGCCACACGCTTTGCTTGCCCGTAAGTGGGAGCGATATAAGCGTACTGAGGATTTTTATGAGGACACTCTAAAGATTTTGCTATGATCTCATTCACTGACCAAATGGTTTTGCCAAACCGCCTATGGCACACTATAACATTGAACCGCTTTACATTTCTATGAAGATCTTGTTGTAAAGGACGCGGTTCATAGGGGATCTGTATTTCCATATTTAAACTTTATTTACTACTAATGTTGAATGTTTGTGAATTGTTGTTGCGTCTGCGTCAGAACTCCCTTGAGCCCATTTTAAAACCAAATCCCCGTCCGCAGTGGCCGTAAGTGACCCAATAACTAATGTTAAAGATTTCATTGTATCAAGAGAAATAGAGGCAGAAGTTGTAGTAAAATCAGAAGCCCCCCCGGTGGAGTTAGTGCCTATTTTATACCATTGATATTCTATAGTCCCGGTAAGGCCTGAAAGAGCCGCTAGACTGATTTTAATATTTGGATTTGCCCCTGCCTCAGAAACTACTAATGAAAATACAAAAGATTTGCTTTCACCATTCAGAACTGAAAATTTTAATTCATCATCATCTTGAATCGTTGTGCTACTAGTGACTGATTCGTCGGCAGATTTAACAATCGTTGTAGTCCCAGAGCTAGAAGTTGTGGATTTCCATACAGCTGCGCTTGCAGTATTATTAAGACAAAGGAAGCCCTCTTTAGATGTTGTATTGACCCAAAGATCTCCTACATCCCACCCATCGTTAACATCATCCCCTGTTCCTGGGTCAGAAGTAAATCCCTCGCATTTAGGAACAATTTTACCCTGCTTTTTAAGCGTTAGATTAGCCTCTATATCATTAACTTCTAATACCATTATGACTCTCCATTCTTAATAGCATGCCAATCTATAACTTCGCCTGTTAAATCACTATTTGACCCAGCATGTATTCTAAAACCCCCGGCTACTTTTGCGCTATAGATCCAAGATCTTTGAACTGTAGAGTCCATAGATATAGCGTAATTTGCATCTGAAAAAGCTGCACTAAAAACAATATCAAATATTTTTTCTCCGCTATCAGTGCTAAACGAAGCCCCAGCCACGAGCCCTGATTTAGTTTTAAGGCCCGCAGATAATAAATCTAAAAGCTTTTGAACTGTACTTTTTTTAAGGTTGTCAGAATCGCTCACATCTCCGTATAAAAGAATGTCACTTGCAGTGATATCAACTGAACTCCTATTTGAAATAGCAGTTTTGGTTAAAACTTGTGCCCCATCCCCTGTGCTTGTTATCTCCCCTGAATGATTAGGATGAGTGTAAATAGTATCGTTGTCAGGAGGAGTTACAAAGGCCCCGTCAGCTCTTAAGAAATCAGTGGTTCCGCCAGGAAGTTTTTGTAATAAACCATGCTTTGAAGTTGAAGCATCTAAATCTGTGTTATCCTCTGGAACTTCTAAATTATCTAAGCGTAAAGCATCAACGCCACTTGGCCCATGAGCTGCGGCATGATCTCGTGAATGATGGTCATTTACCGTTTGGCCTGTAGCATCTGAGTGAGAATGGGTATGAGCTGGGCTTGAAGGGGTTATCTCTTTCCAAACAATGGGAGAAAAACTTGTCAAAAGCCACATAGTCTCAGTGTCTAATTCAGATGCGGATTTATTAACATCTGCGGCCACAAAGCCAGTTGCGGCAAGCCTTGCGGTTGAATCTGCGTATTCAAATTGATTAAGTCTATGGATGCCTTGGTTTGTTGTTCCATCAAGCGTTGAATGTAGAAATCCTGACATCGCCTTCTCCTTATCCCGCTATTATCGGGCATAAGTCATCCGTTAAAATATGACTTAGATTATCTGACCAAATAAAGTCTGGCAAAGCCCCAGCGGCAGCAGTTGAAGTAACCGTGATTTTCCCATCTACTACTGGTGACACATCTAAATCTGTTCCAAAGTTAATCGTCCTAATCCTTTCTGATACAGGAGTACCACTGTCTTCAACTTTTATCGTTGCAGGTTTACCTAAAACACCTTCATTGCTCATTTAGTTTTCCTCTAGGTTTAAAAGTATCTCAAAACTTGTGGTGGCACCACTTGCCTTTAATTTTACCTGAGTCTGGTTTCCCTTAAGAAGCCAAGACAAAATTGATTCAGGAGTAATTGTCTTATAATTAGTGCCCCCGTCAAAACTTACCAGCAAATCTTTAGAATTATCTGTATTATCAATTAATATTGCTTGTATTACGTTACCCGCAGAACTTGGGATGTCAATAGCGCTTGTGCCAACAGTCCCATTTTCATGACTCGTTACACCACTTGTGTTTTGAGTTTCAACTGTACCGCCACTAAACCCCATTATTTCTTAACCTTTTTCTTTTTAGGCTTTGCTATAGGAGCCATCTTTTGTTCTTGGATATATTTTTCAATCTTCCCTTCCAATTCGCTTGCCCATTTGTAAACTGCTGCAAATGCACTCACTTCTTTTGCCATAAGTGGGAAGGTGCCATCCCCTAGCACCTTTTTTAAACCCTTACATAATCTTAAATCTTCCATGCTAAACATTAGATTATCCTTTCTCTAATACCTTTACGGTTCTAGATACAGCATTAGCAATCATGAAAACATTGATGTTCTCACCAAAATCATCTGTGTAGCTAGTGTTTTTCTTAATTTCTAGCCCCCCAGTTGAAGCGTCATCAGATGTCACTCCTGCGTCGTGTCCCAACCAAACAGAGCTATTACTAGCGTTCTGGATTGTCATAGACATTCTTCCTACCATTGGAGTTGAAACAATTTCAGCCGCACTTGTGCCAACAGTTTCAGTTGTCATCTCGATCTCAACGTTATAGGCATGGTTGGTAAACTGTCTGCGAAATAAATCACCCAGCATATCAAACCTGTCATTCGTTGCACTCAAAGCAGTAAGTAAACCGCTTACTCCTCGTCCACCAATTTTAATTGGGTTCCCAGAATCAGCAGCGTCATCTGCAATGTCAGAAGTCAAGTCAGCCGCAACTTTTAATTCCCCATCGTTATTAAACACTAACGGATGAGCGTCACCGTCAGCTGATACAGGAGATCCTGAAGCGTCTTGCCTGACACCGGCTAAAATAAAACCGTTCCCAGTATCATCAAACGCAGAGTCTAAGACCTGAACGTCAATGATATTAGTCGCATCTCCAATAGCCACAGAATCAGAAGCGTTAGTGAGATCGCGGATATCCAAATCCACTGCATCTACAGTTATAGAACCACCATTATCCGTAATGGCTATGGACCCGTCAGCCGCGATTGCTAACTCGTCCCCACCTGAATCTTTAATAGCAATACTTGAGGTCAGTCCATCAAGTAGTACTTCGTCTAAAGTAATAGACATTTTTACTCTCCTTTATTAGGATTGTTTGGCGATATTGCCATATACCTAATCGGAAGAATGTTGTAAAAATTTAAGACCATTCTAATATTTCCAATGTTTGACCCGCCTTGTCAGTCTGCAAAAATAAAGTAGTGCTCGCCAAAAGCAAACTATCTTCTGAATAAACAGCTCTTGGGTTTATTGTTATAAATTTTGTCGAACTTTCAGTCGCAACATACGCAAACTTTATCGTTGCAGTCTTATCTTGAGCCCTGACTAAAATTGATTTTGTGTTAGCCGATAATATGTGGGCTACCTCAACGCCTGCCGTGGGGACTGAGAGGTGGGTAATCTTTGGGGTAACCTTAGTCAGCCCTGATTCAGCACTCCCTGGGTCTCTGCCGCCTGTAGAGAACAAAGCCATTAAAGAACCCCTAACCCAAGGCGAGAAATAATTAAAGCCTCACCGTCCACTGTGGACTCACCCCAAATATCGGACAGATCAAACTCATACATCTGACCTCCCCCTTGAGCGTCAGACTGGATTGTGAACTTCTCACCTGGTATTAATGTATGAAAAACCCCAGCCACAAGACTAGCTGATGAATCTGAAACCCTTATGTCCCCAGTTTGATCTTTGGGGTTTTCAAATAAAAACGAAGTCGATAAAAGACTTGCGGCATTTAATACTTCAGGAGTCCCCGCCGTTGAGAAGATCTTTTTTGATACCATCACTAATTTGCTTTTTCGTGACATCTATAATCTCTCTTTCCTTAGGAGTCCTGTCTATATTTGAGATGATGTTTATGACCATATCCCTGCCCACTTCCACATCAGCTTTCTTATCGCCAAATCTTTTTGGGGCATCTTTTCCCGCTAACCACTTATTAGCATCAAGGTTTATTTTCTGATTATCAAGCTGCATTTTATCAGTTGCCTCAGTGTCCACTATCTCCTGGATCTTATCCCTAGCAAACTCACCACGCATCTCGTAGGCGTAATCCAACTGGTCATTGATCTCGGGATGCTCCTTTCTCCAAACCGCAAATATAGGAGCTGAAGGATACTGAGTCTGCTCTAAAACCTTAGTCATAGCCTTACCACCTGCAATCTCATTGCAAATTAAATCAACTATGTTCTGAGAGTAATGATGCTGCTTTCTTGTTGAAATCTTTGAATGATCAGCTCCGTGAGGGATAAGGATAACCCTCCCGTCAATGTTAACTTCATTCATTGTCGATAAATCCCAAGGGCCTTCACATTTATTTTGGCAAGCAATCAGTTTGCCCGTAAGAATGTCTATTAGCTCATAAAGACCTGTATCTTTATTCAGAAAAGTACGGGTGCGCTGAAGCCAGTTCTCTGAGGTGAGAGGGGGAAATTCTTCTTTCACAAAAATTTTCTTAAGGGGTGTCCCATTATGAGACGCTACCTTCAAGTGCTTAGGGTTTTCAGGCAACGTCTGTACCAGTGTTTGTTATAAGAGTTTCTGAGTCACAAGTTGTTCCAGAAAAAGGGTTTGGCATAGGCTCTCCAGAGGAGAATCCTGAGGTTGTAATGGTCGGGAAAATTGTTTGGTTTGGCGAAATTAAAGTTTTGAGCTCTCTTATGACTTCGTCCTTGATCTCGACAAGTCTTTCTAGTTCCCTAATTTGGGCCTTCAATATCTTTTCGTTCTTTGTCATTACATCCTCCTTTAATTGTCATGTGAGTATAGCTAAAAGCATAAAGAAGAATTTGTAAAGAAAAAAGGCCTGCGGCATGGCGTTCACATTAAGGAAACATAAAAAACCTCAGTGACAGCCGCAAACCCCTAACAACAAGAGATTAAACGTAATTTTATTGTAAGGAAGGTATATATAATATGACAAGAAAAAAAAGAAAAGCCAGCCCTTCATGGAGTCATGACCAGCGACTGATGAATTTAACGAGGACCTATTAACCCCCGACTCCATGCACAGCCCAAATCCCGTTGGGATTTATTAATTGAAGTGTAAAAACTAGGAATTAATGTGCAAGGTTGATTGCGTTAAAAACCCCCGTGGGGCGGGGGTGGTAACAAGGAAAAAAATGGTATGACTTCTTATCGGTAGCTTAATTAAAAACTTTAGAAACAAGCAGTTGATCCATCCATTTTTAAATCAACACCACCACCATCACAAAAACAAGGATAGTCAGAAGTGTCGTTGTACCATAAACCGCCCTCAGGAAAAGCTAAAGCATCGCCACACGGGTCAGCTGTTATGAAGTCAAGTTGAATCCCCCCGTCAACCACAATGACCTTTCTGGCATCAAGTATGATATCAGCCTGCGTCCCAGCCCCATCAGTCGGAACAGGGGTTATCAAACTAATATTCCCACCTACCCCTGTGTTAGTCTGGCCTGTCCTGATGTTAATAAAACCCGAAGTATTAGCCCCTGAAGTCATATCTCCCGTTTCAATGTAAATGTCCTTTGTGTCAGCAGCGTTGTCATCTTCAGTGGCAATCCCTAAAGGCTTATCTGAAGTAGTCTGCATGCTGATCCCAGCAACCTCAACCCCACTTGGAAGGTCAAACTGGTCTTCCATCAGATATAGATTCAAGCCTGAGCCTGTTGCGTAGTTTGTTATGATAATTCCCCTTGTCCAAAGAGAACTCCATACAGAAGTCCCACTCCCAAGGGATCTGACATTAGTCCCATCGTGATCCAAATCCTGGTTTATAAGAGTAGGGTTCACAAGATTTGACAAATCAGTAAGTGCTAAAGCCCCTAAATCCACATCTGCATCTGGCATGGTGATTGTTCTCACTGTGCCTGTTGTGATTCCAGATGCTTGAATCGCTACTTCTTTAGTCGCATCCCCGTTGTCCTGAACTCTGAACACGTCATCTGCAAATTCAGTTGCGCCCATAGAAGCTAGAGCTGTATCCACTCCTTTTAAATGATCAGCGATTACAGCAGCTGAGGAATCAGGGGTGTAGTTGCTAGGTGTTGCGTCTAAAGACCCGATGGCTGAAGTGTTAGTGGTGACATTGGTATTCACTGTGTCAAACCGTGCAGTCTCTCCTGGGTTAAATGGAGACTGAGTTGCTAAGCCTATCGTTGCTAAAACAAGTATCACTAAAACTATGGGGACATATTTCACATTAAGCTCCTAAATTAAATAGTTCCTTAATATGGTTTGGCGATAATATGGGGATGTCAAGGTAAGACTTTAGTAGTGGGAAAGGTTGGGGGTACTCTAGGCATCGCTATGGCTCAGTCCTAGAGGTTTTAGTGGCTGTTGACCATAGCCCAGCCGACCCCCATAAATAAAGTGAGAGAGCCCCGCGCTACTGGGGGTCTCGATTAACCAAGGTCCCAATTGCAAACAGATTAGACCGCACTTAACTGGTCGCGAATTCTGCTGGGCCAACTCCGAGTCCAGGGCTTGCATGTGCATCCAGTGAGTACGATCGACTGGCTTTCGCCAACATGCCTCAAGGCATCCCACAGCTTCACACACTTACTCTCTCATATCTTATGTATCCTGGGGGCTGGTGTCAGTCAATGGAAAGTGAGCAGCCCCGTCGCTAGTGGGATACCTGAAGGATTGAATAGACAGGTCTCGTGAACTCAATATTCCCTAGTGCGCATCCAGTGGCTCTTAACAGGGAGGCAGGAAACCACAGCTTCTTGACCAAACTTACCACAGCTTCGCACACTTACTGCTCAAGGAAGATGTATATCAGGATGGGGGATGTTTGTATAGGGGGTTATAAGGATTCTAGGGCTTCTAGGGCTTCTAGGGCTTCTTGCGCTATAGTACACTTATGCTTCACCCCTGGTAGTATACACAGACAAGGGGCTATGTCTAACAATGCCTCTTTGAGCAGCTGAATCTTGGCGCTGGCTTCAGTGAGGGCTTTGATCTCTATGAGGTGACCTAAGTCTGCATCTAAAAAAAGGTGTGTTGATTTATCCGGAGATAAAACTGATACATATTTAACATGTTTAAACTCTCTGTATTCCATGAGCTATGTATATGGGGTCTTGTGTCAGAGGTCAAGGGGGAAAAATGCCGCTAGGGACTTCACTAACGGCAACAACGGTAATAAAAAAAACATGAACGTACTTTGTAAGAATTGAATCAATATATCATGAAGCGGTGAGTCAAAGCAAGGGGGAATAATTGAGTCGGTCGATACTAGGAGGGGACTCCTCCCACGCGTACCATCTCACCATGGGGCCCCCACCCCCTTCTACATGACCCCTCCCCCCTAAGGCATACCATGGCATCCTATGACCATTGACTCATCAATGGGGTCGGATCTCATAATGAGAATCGTGAGTGATTACGTGCACTTATGAATTAAAAAAAATAAAGCTCAAGTTTACATGTGCGTTGTGCGATACTATAAATGCGAGCGACGAACACACTAACCAAGGAGTATAACATGAACAGTATCAATAACTTAGTAAGCCCTTACCAATCCATATCTAACCAAGACTACACCAATGCTATAGTACATCTCTTCCAGAGCATGTGTGCATGGTACAATGTGGGCATTGAAAATTTTGACCTACATACAATGGAAAAAATGCTGAAGCGTGATTCCCAGACCTTCTATAACGATGTAGAAGTAACCATTGATTATCTTTCTTAAGGCGGTATTCATATCCTATCTCACCTAAGCCTCAGCTAACCACTGAGGCATTTTTTATCCCTTACCTATCCATATCCATTGACTCACGCAAGATAAGTAACAAGGTGGCATTGCGCCCCACAGGCCGCATCCCGCACCAAAAATTCAAAACCCAATAATCCCTCAGATCGAACACAACGCCACAATCTCATAATGACTCAATTTTCAAGCGAGTTTTAAGCCTGAGGATGCCCTCTACGCGACGCATTGCATCAAGGCAATGCATTAGGACCTTGGGTTTTAAGGCTCGTAGCGACTGGGTGCATATATAGAGTCGGCTCATCCCTGAGCCTTTGAGTCGCTGCATCCATGCGCCTTAAGTCTTGTTGCTTTGAATTGTTGAGTCAACGTGGCCTCGCTTTGAGGGGTTGGCGATAGCATAAGATCGGGGTCACGAAAAAAGAGGAGTTATCCACAGGTGAGGGCGCATCCATGTACCATGTTCGAGAAAGTCCAACAAAGTATAGGGTATTCTCCTATATGCCATGACGCACTGCTCCTTTTAATACAGCTTCAGCGATAGATAATACCTTATTCTTCCAGAAATCTCGAACATGAGACATGTTTCCCCATTTCCCTAACCTTTTCGCCACCTTCCCCATGTTCGAGCCCAACTTTCTCGGACATATCTCGGACATGAGACATGCGACCATGTTTAAACTCGCAATTTCTCGAACATGCTATTATCCACATTTTCCCCAACCCCAAGTCAAGCACCGCCTGCCTCACTTCCAACACCTTCTCTTTCGCCACCTTTTCCTAAAAAATCAAAAAAAGAGCCAAAATCTCAATTTAGTGCTTGAGTTTTAGAGTCATTCATACGATACTAATATAAGAGCGAGAGATAAAAACAAAGGAGCACCAATTGACGCAAAATAAATTACTTACAATGTGGCACGAAATTCAGAGCCTTCGCTATCGCCAACAGTTTACCAAGGCCAAAGCCTTAGCCGAGGTGTATTTCCGTCTAAGAGCAGAATACAAGACCCGATATGCCAACGTCTAACCGATTCATAGAAACAAAGGAGCAATAAACATGAAATATTCTCAAATTAAAGAATTATGCAATATATATAGTCTCAAGCCCACGGATCTTGATTTAGAAGACTTCGATATCCTTACCGACCAAGACGCTGATATAAAATGTGAGGAGTACGTTGAGTCATTGGCCTGGGCGTTCAATCCTTCCTTTTTATCAGGGATCACAGGCATTGACGAGGCTGTATTTAAGGCTATTCAAGATAATGACAAGTGCGAAGATAATAACGACGCTATTTTATCAATCATCAAAGGAACCTGTGGCATCCCTGAGTTTATCGAATCAGCAGTCAACGCTGATGGCAGGGGTCATTTTTTATCAGGATATGATGGAGAGGAAAACTACTTAAGGGCTAGTGATGGCTCTGTGTTGTACGCATATAAGATCAACTAAACAAAGGAGCAATAAGATGAAACATACGAAAGGCCCGTGGGAATTTAAGGCATCACTTTTTAAGGATGCGCAGATATGGGTTCCTGGGGCCGAAGAGTTTATTTATATAAGGATTGAAAACCCTAAACAAAACAAAATGAGCGAAATAGCCCATCTAATTTCCTGCGCCCCTGAGATGCTGGAAGCATTGGAACGGGTTTATTTAAACATGCAGATGCCTAACCCAATAATGTTAGAACTAGACAGATTAATCAAAAAAGCCAAAGGAGATCAATCATGAAAACATTACTTATCCTTATAATAGCATTCAGCCCCATTTTCATAGTGACAAATGCCCTTGCATATGACAACTACTCTGTGAATGGCGAAACTGTATCATTAACCGAGGCCCTTGAATTTAACCACAACAACCCCGAGTACTTGGTAAAAAGCTGTAATATTAACGGTTGTGTGCTACTCGAAGAATACCGAGGTAAGTTAAGAGTTGTAGCCGGAATCTCAAACGTTGGAACATTATATGTAGGAAAAGCTGATAAGGGGGAAAAATGAGTCATGATATAAATACCAATCTAAAAGAGGAAATCATTGAATCTTTAGAGGAAATCTGGGTCTGCACGTACTGTTATACTCAAAACGAAGGGCCTGAGGGGAACAATGCTTGTTGTGGGGAAATTCACAGTGAGGAGGTATACTTTGACCCAAGGGACGGGGAAGTCATTTTACAAGATGAGTTAGAAGCGTGGGTGCAGGCCCGCTTTGAGGAGTTAGCAGAAAGCGAAAAACCCTCGTATCCATTGGCACCGATAGAGAATCTAGAATGACTAGACCCCTATACCTAATATTCATAGGTGCATTGTTTATATTACTATTCGGTGTGATTCATTGGAATGACTCCAAATTGGCTTCTCAAAGGCTTATTGAGCCTCGAATCAACGCACCATCGAGTCGATGCAGGGGTTCCCAACGGCATGCTAAGGAGCGCGGCTTCAGGGTTGACTGCATAGTGAGTGATTTTATCTGAATTTTTTATAAAGAGGTGGCATTGCGAATTTTGAATCATTTTTGTTTAGAAATACTTTAAGATTGAAATTGAATTTTGAGAGGATATGTGTGAGTAATTGAGATTCACTTATTATTTGAAGGGGAAAATGAAATATGAATAAGATTGTGGAAGAGCTAAATAATCTTGCACCACCAAAAGATCATGGCCCATATAACAACAATTCAAAACATTATGCTTTTTTAGAGGGGGCTCAGGTTCTTTCAAAGATTTTGGTTAAAAGAATTGAAGAAGAAATAGAAAGTATAAAACTTGTTCAAGAAGACCCAAGAAATGAAGGGTTTAATCTTTTTGATGATGGACAAATAGGGTTTGCAGAAAAATTCAAAGCCTTGTTACAGGAAGACAAATAAAGCCATTGGAATTGAAATTTGAGAGAATATGTGTGAGTAATTGAGATTCACTTAATGTTTAGAGGGGAAAATGAAATGACAGATGAGCAAGTAAAAAATAGATTCGAGATTGAGAATATTTGTATGATTATGGATTCTATATCAAAACTACAGGAATCTAGGAGACATGGGAAATTCTTTATTGATACTGCTGATAAATTAGATGAAACGACTAAATTGGCATGTGAGCAAATGATTAAATTAATGGAAGCAAAATTGCTAATAAAATAAGAGGAGTCAAACAATGAATAAAAAAGCCAGCATACCACCTGAAACTCTAGCCTTTGAAAAGCGGTACATGAAACAAGATGGAACATTCAGCCTTTCCCATCTCAAAGTATCAAGGCATCAGATAAGACAGATTGCTGAAACTAATAAGGCTTTGAATAACAGGATCAAGAGTTTAGATATAGAGGTCGGTAGGATCAAGCGGTTCTTTGGGGGGAAGATGTGAGAAAGATAAGTTTTAGCGAATCATGTACGGTTGGGATCTCAATGTTATTAAGTTTTTTAGCCCTTGTGTTTTGGCTTGCCTTATTAGACACAAACGACCGGGTAAAGAATGGGGGTCAATTCATTTTAGGTGAGGCAACATACAAATGTATTAAAACAAACGAACTAAAGGAGTAAATAATGCCAAGTCACACGAAAGCCGAAAGGCGCAAGAAAGTATCATCCAAAGTTAAAATCTTAAAAAAGGAAGGGAGATCTCAGCAACAAGCAGTCGCTATTGCCATAAGTACAGCGAAGCGTGATAAGAAGAAGAAGTAACTAACCCAAGTGCCAAAGGAGAAGGGTAGGATGGATGCTAAGCTAAGAGACTTCAGAGTTGGATTTTACAAGTCTGTCTATAGATATGAGAAGTTGATTGGTAGAGGCACAACTGATAATGAGCATAATAAACTATTTGCTAATTACCTACGATTTAAAATGGGGAAAGGCAAATTAAAAGACGCAAAGCTTAATTTAATAAAACTTGCAAGGGCCCCAAATGAAACTAGATGAATTGTTAAAAGAGATTAAGGATAGAGCTGATAAGGCTACGAGTGGGCCATGGAAAAGTTATGATAGAACCGAAGCTGTTACTACAGACAGGCCAGATGATTTAGAATTAAACGTACCACTTAACGTCAACGATTCCAACTTCATAGCCCACGCCCGCCAAGATATCCCATGGTTATTAGAAGAGCGGAGAAAGTATAAACAGGCTTTAGATTTTTTGAAACATGAATGTTATGAATCAGCAGGAAGAGAAGCAAGTGTTTGGGCCCCACAGTTTAAATTTATTGAATCAATCCTACGAGGTGACAATGATACATGATGAGAAGTTTGATGAGTGGATTGACAATAAATTCCCGAGTAAAGGTCTCAAACACAGTTGTAATGTTTTTTTTAAATGCCACAAATGTTATTCTGTAGGGATCGTTGTTGGAGGAATTGGGGCCAAAAACCGCTATCTCCCCATGATTGAAGAATTGCTTGAGGGATTGGAATATATAATGCAGTTTAACCATACGGAACCAGCTAGGCATGCCGAGAAAACCCTATCCTCAGTAAAAAAGCAGCTTGGGAAGGAACCCTATGAGCAAGTATAAGAAGTATCGAGAGTTTTGGATATCCTATGTTAAACTAGAAAAACACCCTTATTATAATGTGAATAAAACAAAACCTATGGGCTTTGATACTAAAATAATGAGGGATAACCCGCGCCTTGAACAAACCCACGTCATAGAAATCCAAGCCCTCAAAGACTTACAAGAAGAAGTTGATGCCAGTCACCCAAATAACTTTAAGGGTTATAAAAAGGACCAAGAAACTATCAAAGACAGAGACGCTTTGATTCTGGAATTGAAGGGGGCGTTGGAGTTCGTCAGGGCATTGAACACAGAAGTGAGGCCCGAGAACAGAGACTATGAAGAAACTACGAAGATGTTAAGACTA